CGCGAAGGCTAAGGCCGTAGCGTCCAAGTTCAAGGCTAGTGGTCCGGGGCGTCCGTCCCCGATTAAGAAGCAGCCGCTTCCTGCGTACGGTCCGTACAAGTTGCCGCTTACTGATACTGAGAAGCGCATTGTAATTAGGAAGCGTACGCCGAAGTTTGTTGAGACTTCTCGTGGTCGTATCGCTACTGGTGGCGGCGGGGTCGGGTTCTTCACGAAGGGCGACAAGGGCAAGATCATGGATCGTGTTCGCGAGCGCGCTATTGAGCGTCAGGATACGCTTGCGGCTCGTGCTGAGAAGACGCGTGTTGCTGGGGAGCGGAGGATTGCGACTCCTGATTATTCTAATTTGAGGAAGATGATTTCTGAGAAGAGGAAGAAGGATGATGATCCCGGGTTCCTTGGTGGGCTGGCGGATGATTTGGGCCTTGACGATTTTTATACGGATAACGTTTTGCCGGTTGTTGGCCGAGCGTTTGGCGAAGTTTTTGAGACGGCGAAGGAGACTTATGGTGTTGGTCTTGTTTCGCCCGGTGTGACGATTGCTCGTGCTGCTGCTGGTGCTGTCGGTAAGGAGCAGGATGTTGATAAGGCTTTTGATTATGCTGCGGAACTTGTTAAGGGTGGTGCGGCTATTGCGAAGACGCAGGGCTTTGATCGGGTTAAGCCTTATGTTGCGAGTGTTATTGATGGGGCTGCTGCTTTGGGTAAGGGTGGTGCTGATGCTGTTGGGAGTGTTGATGATTTCTTGCAGACTGAGGTTCCAATTTATGATTCGGCTAAGACTTGGGCTGATCGTAATGCTGTGCGGCCGACGAAGGATGCTGCTGTTGAGGTTTTGTCTCGCGTAACTAATCAGCCTATTAATCGGCGTATTGATAATGCTGACGAGTTTGATAGGAACTTTATTTATCAGGCGAATGACATTACGCAGCGCGGTCAGGAGCGCGAGTCTGCTGCCCCTCAGGAGCGTCGTGATGTGTGGATCCAGATGGCACTTGGCGAGTATGATGATCCGGCTTGGGATGGCTACGAGTCTCCGTTTACGCGTGAGCAGTTGGGGCGGATGTCGGATTACGAGTTGGCGAATGCTGCTTACGGCACTCACACGAGTAGTATCTCTGCTTTGTTTGAGGCTGCTAAGAATGACTTCAAGAAGATTGGGGCCATGCCTGCTGCTCTTGGTGCGCTTTCTAAGCAGATTGAGAACTCTAAGGACACTGGGGATTTCCGTGGTCTAGGGAATATGGCTGAGTTCCTTGTCCGGCAGGGCGTGTCGAACATGGTTGCTTTGAGCAAGGCTAATATTTATGTGATGACTGGTGGGCAGGCCGGTAATTATGAAGATCTTGTCCGCGCTTTGAAGGCTGAGCCTATTCTTACTGGTCTTGATGTTGCGTCTACGGCAACGATTTATGGTAAGGCTGCGACGTTTGGCTTGAAGTCTGGTGGTGCTCTCACTAAGGCTGGTGCTCTTGCTGGTCGCGTACCGGGTGCTGCTCGTGCCGGTGAGGCGATTGCTGGTAAGGCGGGCAAACTTGCGTATGGGGAACGTTTGGGCGCTCCGCTTATTCGCGGACAGGAGGGGCCGTCTGGTGTTGTTGGCGCTCCGGCTCTTGGCGCTCCGCTCCGTGCTGCCGCTTCTGCTGGTCGTGGCCTTCGCCGCATCGCTGACGTACAGGAAGTACAGGTACGAGACCCGGCCCTAAGCGCCCTTAGTGATGTCACTGGTGTGCAGATCGGCGCTGACCGAACGTTCCGCCCATCGTCTTCCTTCTTCTCCAAGGCTTCTTCCCTGCTGCGCAAGCGGCTCTACGAGGGAACTAACCCAGTGTCTCGCGCTATCTTCAAGCGTGGAGAGGTCGCTGACGCTAGCAAGTTCCGAGCAATTACTTCAGCGGTCGTTGAGGAGTTGGGTACGGAGCGAGCGGCTCCTGTGGTTAAGGCGTTCAAGGAGATCTTTGACGAGAGTCCCGATCTTGCGGTGCGTGTGATGTGGGATTTGAGTGGTGCGGAGTCTGTCCAGTTGCCCTCTGGTTTGGGCGGCAAGGTTATCCAGTTGACTCCCGGTAAGCGCGCTGACGAGTTGGAGAGCATCCTTGCTGGGAAGTTCTGGGTTAAGCAGGGCGGCAAGGAAGGCGATGATGTTTTTAGGTTTAGTGATGAGTCTCCGGGTGAGGACTGGAAGAACGTTGTAGCCCAAAAGCCTAAGGGTCTTGACAAGACTAGGGTTATTCAACTAAACGACATTGAGCGGTCGAACATTGAGCAGAACATTCTTCTGCTTCGTAGGATTGACGAGTTCCCTGAGGAGACTGTTGCGCTGGCAAAGGAGCGCCTTGAGGCTCCCTACCGTGAGCAGTTTGGCGAGACCATTGGTAAGCGTATCGGCGGCCGTAAGGCTCCTGATGGTTCGCTTGTCAGCACAATTGAAACGCAGGAACTGCAGAACATGCGTTATATGGATTCTCTTGATGTGGATATTGATCGTCGTGTTGCGGATATTGATCCTTCGGTTCAGGCAAGGCTGCGGTCTAATCTTGGAATTGGCGCTCCGACTGGATTGAATCGTCGGGCGCTTGCTGGCGTTGCTCGTCTTCAGGATGAGACCATTGCTCGTTTGATGCCGCTTGTTGGTGACGAGTTCCGTGCTGAGATTGAGAAGATTCTTGGCGAAGAAAAGTTGAACATTGAGAAGCGCCTTACCGAACTGCAAGGTCAGCGTGATGCTTCTCTTGAGGCCCAGAAGGTTGTGTCTGAGGTTAGCGATGCGCTGCTTCCCGAGTTGGAGTTGGAGGTCAGACTTCTTGAGGAGAAACTTGGAATTCTTAATGCTGAGAATCCTGCGATTGTCAGGCTCACTTCGGAGGAGGCGTATGACTTTGCTTCTAAGGCTGTGGATTTTTGGAAGGGCTTGTTCAAGAAGACGCCCAGTAGTCCCGATGCTGCTAACAAAGTCGGTTGGGACGAATCGGTTGCCTTCATCGCCCCCGGCGATGCGCTTGTGGAGAAGACCGGCGATGCGACTGGAAGCAACACTGGTGGTGTGTCTGGTTTTTGGACTGGAAAAGACGGGACTAAACTTTATGTAAAGGAATACGACAATAAGGCTCAGGCAATTGGCGAGGTTATTGCTAATGAGATTTATCGTCGTCTTGGTATTTCTTCTCCGGTAAGCAAGATTGTTGGATCTAAGTATGGTTTTAATGGTGCTGTTGGTAACGAGATTGTTCCTGTTTGGAAGTTTGATGGGAATAGTTTTGATCCGGACGAAATTAAGTCTCTTTCCGAAAAGGTTACTAACGGTATTGTTGCTGACCTGTGGCTTGCTAACTGGGATGCTGTTGGGCAGGGTCTTGAGAACATTGGGATTAAGCAGGGAGAACTTGGCGGCCCAATCAGGATTGATCAGGGTGGCGCTCTCTTTCATCGCGCTCAGGGGGAACTGAAGACTACCGAGCAACTAGAAAACTTCGACATTGAAGATTTCGTAACCCAAAATCCTAACTACAAAATAGTTATTAACAATGCTGGTTATAAGACTGTTGGCGAAATTGATGGTCTTGCTCTGCAACTTCTTTCCATCCATAAACTTATTGACGATTCTGGTGGCATTAAAAGTTTTGTAGATGAACTTACAGGGCCGTTTGAACTCCCTCCAACATACGCAAGTAGCCTAGTCAATCTTCTAAAGAAAAGACTTGCTGTACTTGATAAGCAAATCAAGATTTCTGATGATGATTTGGCAACGTGGGAAAAGTATTTTGTTAAGCCTGATGACGAGGCCAAGGCTGCTAGTGCTGTCGATGTAGCCGATACGGATGTTCCACCCATTAGGCAGTCAAAGATTTCAAAGATGAAGTCGGCGCTTAGTTGGTACATGGCTTCTGGGCATTACTCAATCAACAATGCTCTTCGTGGCAAGACCAGCATGAACGCCGAAAAGCAAGCAGCCATTAGCGCACTTGACGATCTTTTCGATCTTGCTCCGAGGACTGAGAAGCCTATGGTTCTTTTCCGTGGAGTTGGCGAGAAGGACGAGTACGACAATATTGTTCCGGGTGACACTCTTTCCGATAATGCTTTCATTTCTACGTCTTTTGATCCTAAAATTGCTGAGAGTTTTGGAGATGCTAAGCATCCGCAGGGAATTGTTCTAGAGATTTATTTGCCTGAGGGAAGCAAGGCTGTATACGGGCGCGGCGCTGGTGATGAATCGACTGGCAACCTCAGCCCGAACAATTGGGGTGGTGGCGAGAACGAGGTTATTCTCCCTCGCGGTACAGAGTTCTACATTGTTGATGTTGCGAACTATCCAAGTGGTGCAAAGATTGCTCGCGCCTATGCGATCACCCCGGGAAGTGAGTTTTCGGTTGAGGATGTTCCAGAGTTTGGTGGAACCAAGCAGAAGGCGTTCATAGAAAAGAAACTTGCTAAGAAATATGATGAAAGGGATAAGTTGAGTTCGTTGAAGGAATTTGATGAACTTGCCTCCTCTTACGAAGATATCGTGAAGCAAATTCAAGTTGCTGATGCTGAGTACGGAAGGATCAGGGCTGCCCAAGAGGATATTGACATGATCGCTGAGTCGCTTATGCGTGATGTGATTGAGTCTGGCGCTATCCCCACGGGTGCTCGCGTTCATATCCCCACGCTGGGTAGTCCCGAGGGTGCGAGGAAGACGCCGCTTCCCGAGGAGGCGCTTGCTGGTCGCGGCCGCCGCCGTGAAATGCGTAACGTTTATACGGGCCAGTTTGCTTTGCTTGGTTCGACTAAGGATCTTGAGCGGTTCTCTGGTGCGCTTGCTCGTAATCTCCGCATTCCGTTTATTGCGTTTGAATCGGTGACGCGGTTTACTGATTACCTTATGCGCACTGGTACTACGATCAAGTTTTCTAAGGTTGAGGGTGAGTTTGAAAAGCAGAAGGCCGATCTTCTTGAGGCTGGTCTTATTAACGGCAATGGCGAATTGGGATCCGATTACGTCATTCTTCCTATTAATGAGAAGACCGGGTTCCTTGACGCTAAGTCGTTTAAGAAACTTGATTTCACGCAAGCGGAAAAGGTCGGCACTGCGGGGCGAAGTGATGCTGGTGTTGATGATGCGCAGATTGCTCAGATTTTTAAAGAAGCGTTGGACTCTAACGCGTTTAGGAATCTTGATGAAATTCAGCCGGACACTCGTGTTGTAATTCTTAGCAAGAAGCGCCTTGAGTCTTTGAGGAGCGAGATGGAGGCAGCGGCTAAGCAGCCGGGCCTTCTCCGCAGGATTACTCGTCAGTGGGTGCGCATTACTTTGACGAC